TCTCGAGAGAAGTCTGTTGAGTTTTTGGTAACTTTAATGACCGGAAGGAAGGGGGCCAGAAGCTGTAACTGCCGGGTTATTCCCTCTAAAGAACGAGTCTTTCCCACACCAGGAATACCCACGATATGAAAGGTGGTCTTTTCTTGGGTAGACTGTTGTTTTACAGTCTGTATTCCTAGGTGTGCAAAGAATCGAGCTTTTTCGTCAGGAGTTAGGGTCCCGTCTGTAAAACCTTTTAGGTAAGCTCGACCTGGATGGTCGTCTTCAAGATTGAAAGCTCGAGAAGTGAGCTCGGAAACGGAGACCCCTGGAGGACAAATATCGGAAGTATATTTCAAGGCCATATTTGCTCTAACTAAAGGAGGATAGGAAGCAACCGTTGAAGGATCTACAAGGCCGGGAGGCGGCATAGTAGGATTAAAAGCTGATGGAATAAAAATATCTGTAGTAGTAAGAATTCCAGGATCGACTGACGGAATTTGGACCGGGCCGGCTACTATTTCTTCTGGAGGAGGAGCAAGACTGGGAGTTGGTGGAACAGGAGTTTTATGGCCTGTAAACATAGTTCCCATAGCATGAAGAAAACTACTTTTGGAGCCAGGAACAGGAGTTTGAGCTTCTGGAGGCAAATCGGCTACAATGGCACCCATCAAATCTTCAAGATCATCTCGCGGAGCAACATCCATATTTTCAAGGAAGGCTCGGTCGGCATTAAATCTCTTGAGGTTTTCTACGATCTTAAGTTCGATGAGAGTCAAAAGGCCTTGGGCGGAAGAGCTAGGAATGATAGTCCCCTCCGCCCGTATCGCATTTCCAGAAGCATCAACGGGTTGAAATTGTAAATGAGAATAATCAGACTTTTGGTGAGGCTGAGTTACTCCTCTAGGAAGATTTCTATCATAAAGAGGGTCTTCTACTTTAACCATGATGCATCTGTGGGCAAGAGCGTGCTTAGCTTCTGCAGTAATGTTCAAAGCGGCATTGGACAAAGCAATGTTTGAAGCAATGAAAACTGCAAGGAAATCTGGTTTCTGGATTTTTCCTGCAAGACCAGCAGTGGGTAAATTAACAGTACCTCCTGAAATAATAGAGGTCAGAAGGGATTCTGGACCTCCTTCGGTAGCTTTGCT